TTATATTATGTGGGCCAGTGCCGTATTATTGCGCTGCAGTATAGTCTTAGTTATCAGGCAAATCAAGTAATTATAAAAGTAACAATAATTTAATTATATTAAACCAAAAAAAAATGAAAAAAGTAAAAGAAACCAAAGTCGAAAAGATTAAAGCTGAAGAGCTAGAAAGCCTTCAAGCAATCGTGCAATTAATTAACCAAACTCAGCTAAGCATTGGCGGGCTAGAAGTTCAAAAAATGGAGCTTCTTGGCAAATTAGACAAAGCAAAAGAGGAGCTTAATGTATTCCAAGTTAATCTGGAAAAATCTTACGGCAATGTAAGCGTTAGCTTAGTTGACGGAACTATCGCGGAAAATGCAGATAATAAGGAAGATTAGTATTGGGAAAGACTATAAAAATGACGCCATGCACTATTCTGTTGGACAGGAAGTGTATGGTGGTCATACTATAGTGAATATACTAGAGGAATCTGATAAGTACTCTGTATATATACAAAAAGGTGAACTAGTAATGCCGTGGAAAGACTTTAACAAGAACATGGCAATATCTATTGAATATGATCTTAAGTGGTAATGCAAAGCGTATACAACTTTATAGTTAGCCCTAAAGAGGGGCGATCTACTAGCGAAAAAAAAATAAACGGCAAAAAGCTGCTGTTAAATACAGAAGTACAAAACCACCACTACACGAGCAGGCTTGGCGTAGTTAATAGCGTACCCAAAATTACTAACGGTGATATACAGGAAGGTGACGAAATAATAGTGCATCATAATGTGTTTAGAAGATTTAGAGACGTTAAAGGCAAAGAAAAAAACAGCCGGGCGTTTTATAAAGAAGATATGTTCTTTGTATATCCTGACCAGGTTTACGCATACAAACGCAATAGCGAATGGAATGCTTTGCCTGGTTTTTGTTTTGTAAAACCTATAAAGGCAAAAGATAAATTTAGCTTACATAAAGAGGAACCTTTGATAGGTATTATTAAGTATGCTAGCGAAGGTTTTGAAGCAGGAGCGCTAGTGGGTTTTAAGCCTGGTATGGAATACGAATTTAATATAGAGGGCGAACGATTATACCGTGTGCCCGCCAATCAAATTACAGTCGAATATGAATATCAAGGAAACGAAGAAGAGTATAATCCTAGCTGGTCACAAAGCTGTTGAAGAACTTATTAAAGTTGCTAAAGAAGCTATAGTTGATTCTGATGACGATATATCCGCTGATCGATTAAAAAACGCAGCGGCCACTAAAAAGTTAGCTATATTTGATGCTTTTGAAATATTGAATCGTATCCAAGACGAAGAACGCATACTAGAGAACAAGCCTAAAGAAGAAAAGAAAGAAGCTTTTTCAGGGTTTGCTGAAAAAAGATCTAAATAATGTACGAGCAGAATTTAGTAAAAACAGTAGAGCCTATAAAGCATACTACACTACACCGATTAAATAAGGGTAAAAAGTGGAAGTACGGTTATAATAAAGAGCAAGATCTAATTGTCATAAGTAAGACAGGCCAAGTCGGCGAAATAATAGATATACAAGGATTGGTTATAGGTTTACCGCCGGTCCCTAAAAACTTAAATAAAAAAGCTAACAAATGGACCGTTAAGGAGTATCCTAAGGAGCTTAAAAATATTAAAAGTATATTCGATTGGCAGTCTTATTCAGACGAATTTAAACAAAAATGGGAGGGCTATATAGATGAGGAATTTAACAATCGTGAAAACGGTTATTGGTTTTATAACAAAGACGTCCCAACTTATATTACTGGCACTCATTACATGTACCTGCAGTGGAGTAAGATCGACGTTGGCCACCCAGATTACAGAGAAGCAAACAGATTGTTTTATATATTCTGGGAAGCCGTTAAAGCGGACACGAGAGCTTACGGAATGTGCTACCTTAAAAACAGACGGAGTGGATTCTCATTTATGGCATCAGGAGAAACCGTTAACCTTGCGACCATATCAGGCGACGCTAGATTCGGTATACTATCAAAATCAGGTAGTGACGCCAAGAAAATGTTTACCGACAAAGTTGTACCGATTTCCCTTAACTACCCGTTTTTCTTCAAACCTATACAAGATGGTATGGATAGACCGAAGACTGAACTGGCATATAGGGTTCCTGCTTCTAAGCTAACCCGTAAATCTATACAGTCAAAGGAGACGCGTATTGAAATGGAAGGTCTAGATACAACTATTGATTGGAAAAACACCGGAGACAACTCTTATGATGGTGAAAAGCTAAAGCTACTAGTGCACGATGAAAGTGGTAAGTGGGAAAGACCGGACAATATATTAAACAATTGGCGCGTGACAAAAACGTGTCTTAGGTTAGGTAGTCGCATTATAGGCAAGTGTATGATGGGTTCTACATCAAACGCTTTAGAAAAAGGAGGCGGAAATTTTAAAAAGCTTTACAACGACTCTGACGTTACTAAGCGCAATAATAACGGACAAACAAAATCAGGATTGTATAGTTTGTTTATTCCTATGGAATGGAACTATGAAGGTTTTATTGACGAGCATGGACAGCCTGTATTTGACACTCCAAAAGAAGAAACCATTTTAGATCCGTTTGGTGATCCTATTGATACAGGAGTTATAGATTACTGGAACAATGAAGTTGAAGGCCTTAAGGGCGACCAGGACGCGTTAAATGAATACTATAGACAGTTCCCGCGTACCACTGAGCACGCATTTAGAGATGAAACTAAAAATAGTATTTTTAACTTAGCGAAAATTTACGAACAAATTGATTATAACGACGATCTGCGTAATACTAATATTATAACCACCGGTAATTTTCAGTGGGAAGCAGGCGTAAAAGACACTAGGGTAATGTTTTTACCAAGTCCGCAGGGCAGATTTAAAGTGTCTTGGATACCCAATGCTGATGTGCAAAACAGATCAATTGTTAAAAACGGTATAAAATATCCAGGGAATGAACATATAGGTGCATTTGGCTGTGATAGTTACGATATTTCAGGTACTACCGACGGCAAGGGCTCAAAAGGTGCGCTGCATGGACTAACAAAGTTTAGCATGGAAGACGCACCACCTAGTACATTCTTTTTAGAATATATAGCTAGGCCTCAAACTGCGGAGATATTTTTTGAAGACGTGCTAATGGCTTGCGTCTTTTACGGAATGCCTTTATTAGCTGAGAATAACAAACCTAGACTGCTTTATTACTTTAAGCGTAGAGGGTACAGGGGTTATTCTATGAATAGACCTGACAGATTGTGGAACAAGCTTTCTGTAACTGAAAAAGAAATTGGAGGTATACCAAACTCCAGTGAGGACATTAAGCAAGCGCATGCGGCTGCTATTGAGATGTACATAGATAAGTACATTGGATTAAAAGAAGATGGCACTTACGGCAGTATGTATTTTAATGACACTTTAAACGATTGGTCTAAGTTCGATATAAATAATCGAACAAAATTTGATGCTGCGATTAGCTCTGGATTAGCTGTAATGGCTTGCCACAAGGATATGTACAGACCTAATGCCGCTTTACAAAGAACAAAACTAAATCTCAATATTGCAAGATATAAGCAAGACGGAGATATATCGAAAATAATAAAATAAAACTATGGCTGAGTCAGTTGTAAATAATTTTTTCCCTAGCCAGGTTGCTAGCGACCAGGAAAAGATGTCATTTGAGTATGGCCGCCAGGTAGGTAGAGCTATTCAATCTGAATGGTTCGGGGGCAATTCAGGAAACGTAAGATTTCAAAGCAATCAAAATAGTTTTCACGGGTTAAGATTATATGCTAGAGGCGAACAGCCGATACAAAAATATAAAGATGAATTATCAGTTAACGGTGATTTGTCTTATCTTAATTTAGATTGGAAGCCTGTCCCTATACTGTCTAAGTTTGTTGATATTGTGGTTAACGGTATTGCAGACAGATCTTTTGACGTAAAAGCGTATTCGCAGGATCCTTACGGTGTTGAAAAGCGCACTGCGTATATGGACTCTATTATAAGAGACATGCAGGCTCAAGAGTTTAACGACTACGCAGCCGAAGCGTTTGGTATTAACTTATACGAAAACGATAAAGAAAATTTACCAGGTTCAAAAGAAGAGCTGGAGTTGCATATGCAGCTAAGTTATAAACAAGGTATTGAAATAGCTGAGGAAATAGCAATTAACACCTTGTTTGATGGCAACAACTATGATTTAGCTAAAAGAAGAGTATATTACGATTTAACAACCATTGGTATCGGCGCAGTTAAAAATACATTCTCAGAATCCGAGGGTGTTGTTATTGACTACGTAGATCCAGCCAACCTGGTTTACTCTTACACTGAGTCTCCTTATTTTGAAGACATATACTATGTTGGGGAAGTTAAGAACATACCGATCAACGAATTAAAAAAGCAATACCCCCAACTCGACCAAGCTCAGCTTGACAAAATAAAAGCAGCGGGGTCTTATAATAACACAACTTCTTGGAATCAATTTAATGACGGCGCCGATCGTGGTTATGATTCTAATACGGTGCAGGTTTTGTATTTTAATTACAAGACCTACATGAACGAGGTATACAAAGTAAAAGAAACAGCTACCGGTGGCTTAAAAGCTATACCAAGAGATGATCAATTTAATCCACCAGCGGATTCAGAGGGGTTTGCTAAAGCATCGCGTTCACTCGAGGTGTTATATGAGGGTGCTATGATATTAGGCCCTAGTATGCTATTGGAATGGGGTATGGCTAAAAATATGGTACGCCCTAAAAGTGATTACAATAAAGTAAAAATGAATTACAGTATTGTAGCTCCAAGAATGTACAGAGGTCGTATTGAATCTATTGTAAGCCGTTGTACGGGGTTTGCTGATATGATACAGCTTACCCATTTAAAGATGCAGCAGGTGCTATCTAAAATGATGCCCGACGGTGTTTATATGGATGCTGACGGTCTTGCTGAAATTGATTTAGGCAACGGAACAAACTACAATCCGCAAGAGGCGCTTAATATGTTCTTCCAGACGGGTTCTGTTATTGGCAGGTCATTTACACAAGAGGGTGATATGAATCCCGGTAAAGTACCTATCCAACCGTTACAAACCGGCGCGGGTGGCCAAAAGCTGCAAACATTAATTCAAACATACAACTATTATCTACAAA